CAGATCACAGAAGCTCCAAAAATATATGGAGCAAGTACCAATCCCGAAGTTATCAAAGGAGTTCGTGATGCTACCGGTGGTAGGCTTACACCAAAATCTTTACCCAGTTTACCTCCGTTAAGCACCGGCGGTGGTGTCGGTGGCGGCCTAGGAGGAGCATAATGAACTACGAAGCTTCTAGATTTGATATGTTATATGGCAAACTTTTAAATAAAAAAGTACCGCAGACTTTGGCAAAGCAACTAACAGTGGCTATACTTAAAATAAGTGACACCACCGGTGAAGATGTGGATTCTATAATAAAATATGTTACTGCCAATGGACTTAAATTCGACAATCATGTTTATGATATCTTAAATAAATCAAGAACAAACAGCAGTCAAATAGGATTTTTAGATACTGCAAACATACCCCGCAGTATTTCCAGACAGGTTATATAATGGCCTATAATTATACGCAGGGATTCTTTACACCCACCAATCCCAGCCGTTATATAGGCAGTAACCAACCTAAATATAGATCTGGCTGGGAATTAACAGTGATGCGATTCTGCGACACACACCCCGCAGTTATAGGCTGGGCCAGTGAAAGTCTACGCATACCCTATATCAATCCTTTTACAGGAAAACAAACAACTTATTATCCTGATTTTTTAATAACGTATCAGGATAAAAATGGCAACAAAATCAGTGAAGTCATTGAAGTCAAACCACGTAACCAAGCAGTATTGGAGTTATCGAAAACTCAGCAGGAAAAGGCTGCGGTTGTGTTGAATATGGCTAAGTGGGAAGCATGTAGAGCATGGTGCCAAAAACACGGATTAAAATTTAGAATATTAACCGAAGAAGATATATACAACAATTGGCAACCTAATAATAAGCCAAAAGCAAAAAGAACACGTAAACGATGACTAAAAAATTAGAAGATTGATAAATATTATATGTTTATAAATTGCAAATATACTACTTGGTACTTCAACATAATTAATGCAGCCAAGGAAAGAATAGAGTCTGAACAAGTTTACTATGAATCTCATCATATTATTCCCAAGAGCCTTGGTGGTAACGATTCTAAATCTAATGTAATAAGATTAACAGCTAGAGAGCATTTTATCTGTCATCTATTGTTAGTAAAGGCAGTCGAAATCAAGTTCAAGAAAAAAATGAATTTCGCATATTGGAGAATGTGTAATGCAACAGGAAAACGTCATCGTCCTACCTCTCACCAATATGAAATGGGCAGACGATTATTCATAGAATCACAAACCGGGCACGAGTCGTATTTGACCTTTCACACAGAAGAAACTAAATTAAAAATCAGTAATACTGTTAAACAACAGCTATCAAAACTTAGTGATGATGAACGCCGTAATAGAGTACTGAAATCGTGTTGTAAACCAGAATCATATACAGCGGAGCGCATTGAAAAAGCTCGACTCGGTATGATAGGGAAAAAGAAAACAAAAACAAGTAAATTATTAGCCGCTGAAGAACGCCGAAGAAATAGATCTTCGGAAGAAAAATTAAAATGTGGCGCGGCAAATAAAGGTAAGACCTGGAGTTTAATTGACGGTAAACGAGTCTGGAAATCAAAGGAGAATTAAAATTACTAAACGTCTTGAAGAATTTTTTAATGTAGATAACACCGAATCTGACCGAAACGACACTGACGAGCTACAGTTGCCGCTGTCTACAAATGTTATTCCAATGACAGTTCCTGATTCCAGTGAGTTTACTACGCAGATGGATATTGCAGATAGGATCGATAAAGCATTACCTCAGGTGCGAGGTTTGGAAACAGAAGACAGAGACTTGGACGATTATGCTCAACAGGCCATGGATAGTTTTGGTAAGCTAATGGACCTTGGTTTTAATATGGATGATAGAAATGCAGGTAAGGTATTTGAAGTTGCCAGTACCATGATGAGCAACGCAATTACAGCCAAAACAGCTAAATTAGATAAAAAGCTAAAAATGGTGGAACTTCAACTCAAAGCGGCTAGACTTGCTCAAACGCAAAAACCCGAAGAGGAAGCACAGAATAATAATGGTGAATTAAGCACAGACAGAAATGCTATATTAAATCTCATTAATCAGAACATGAAAAAGTGATAAATAATTTATCGGAGAAAAGAATGCCAACATTATTAGAATACTTAGAATCTGTTAAAAAGCAACATAAGGTAAGAATCAAACTAGCCTGCGGTTGCAGTAACGAGGTTCTTGATAAAATTGAACGTCACTTAGAAAAGTATGACGTAGAGCAAGTAACTGCTCCACAGAAAACTATACTTCAAAAGCGTCCTCTAGACTTTCCGCAGTTAGATCAAGCAGAAGTTTATATCATTGACTTTACTGCTAATTTACCTGTTAGCCTACAGCAATTACACAGCGAATTAGCCAGTATGTTGCGTGTACCAGAGGGTCTTGTAGTAGTTCGTAGCCCAGAAGATCCACGCGAAACGCAGGACGACGCAGGCAAAACACTGGCCAAAGAGCCATTGTTAACCACAGAGCTGACGGCAACTACACAAGAGGAAACATTTGGTGATAAGTTTAATACGAACTTACTCAAAGAATTAAAAGCGTTATCTGACAAACGCAAAGAAAATTTACAACATGCCAAAGTTACAGACCCAGATGTGCCTGCAACTGAACCAGAAATCGGAGACAGCGCCAGCACAAACAAAACTAGCCCTGTACGTAAATTTGTAGCCCCAATGGGTAAAGGAAAATAATCATGAATTTTGAAACTATTTTAAAAAGGCTAAACGCCATAGGCGGTTTACAAGGTGCCGTCACAGAAGAAAAGAAGCCAGATGCTGACAAAGACGGTGTACCTGATTGGGCAGATAAAAAGCCAGGCGCAGATGACACTGAAGACAAAAAAGAAAAAGCTAACGAAGATATCATAAATGTAATGCGCGGTCTTAAAGCTATTCAAGAAGCAGAAGATGAGCATTGCTCCAAGTGTGATTGCACACCCTGTGAGTGTAAAGATGAAAAAGTCGACGAAGCACTTAATACAAGTAAGCTAGCAGACACTATGGGTGTTGATGCCCAACGTTTACGTGGTGCAGTTGCTCGCGCAACAGCAGGCAAGCAAACACGCAGTGATATAATGTTGTTGTCTGATACATTTGTTAAGTTATTAAACAATCCAGACGATACCGCTATCCAAGCAGTGGCTAACTTAATTAAATCAGGCAATTCAGTTTCTAAACCAGAAAAAGAAATGCCTGACATAGTTATGAAACAAGAAGGCAACGAATTCAGTGGCGCATTAAAAGCAGCCAAAGATGCCGGCGAGGAAGAATTCGAAGTTGGCGGTAAGAAATATAAAGTAAATGAGTGTGGTGATGACATGGGTATGCCACCAATGGCAGCGATTGCAACAGCACCAGAAGAAAGCAAAGATCGTTATACACTGACAATTACTAAAGCAGACGGTAGCACATTAAATGCCACAACAGACATGCCACAAGATATTGCTAATTTAATTAAGTTAGCTGGTATTCCTGGAACAACGTCGGTATCAAACGCACCAGCACAGCCAGAAGCAGATGTCGAAGAAGCGTTTGGGAATACTCCAGCACAAACACAGGAACGCGAGCCACGCAGTTTTGGTGATACAAAAAATTGGGGATTGCCTGGCACAGCAAGAGCAGATGTTCGCTATACACCACCGCAACAGGGTGACAATCCAATGAAAGAAGAAGTTGGAATGTTTGAGGAATACAAAGTATTTAAAGAGAGTAAATGAGCGACTTCATCAAGGCGCCCTATAAGAAGGAAAATTATACAGAGGATCAGATAGCGGAGATTGTAAAATCCGCCACTGATCCTGTATACTTCTTAAAGGAGTACATGTGGATTCAACATCCCACAAAAGGTAAAGTAAGATTTGAACTCTACGATTATCAAGTAGATCTAATCAATGCGTACCATAACTTCAAATACAGTATTAATATGCTGGGTCGTCAGATGGGTAAGAGTACCTGTGCGGCTGGTTACCTATTGTGGTACGCTATGTTTGTTCCGGATAGTACTATTTTAATTGCCGCACACAAATACACTGGATCTCAGGAAATTATGCAACGTGTTCGTTTTATGTACGAACATTTGCCTAATTGGATTAAAGCAGGTGTAACAAGTTATAACAAAGGCAGTATTGATTTTGACAATGGCAGTCGTATAGTAAGCGCCACAACAACAGAAAATACTGGTCGTGGTATGTCTATCACTCTAGTATACTTAGATGAGTTTGCATTCGTTCCGCCACGTATTGCCAAAGAATTCTGGACAGCTCTGAGTCCAACGTTATCAACTGGTGGTAAGTGTATTATTACAAGCACACCTAGCCAGGACAATGACCAGTTTGCGCAAATTTGGAATGATGCCATTAAAAATATAGACGAGTATGGTAATCCAAGAGCCGTTGGTAAAAATGGCTTTAAGAGTATCAAATATATTTGGAGCGATCATCCTGACAGAGACGAAGCCTGGGCGGAACATGAACGCAGTAAAATTGGTGAAGATAGGTTCTTTCGAGAACATGAGTGTAAGTTTATTGCCGCAGATGAAACATTGATTAATAGTATCAAGTTGGCTAACTTAGAGGGCATAGACCCCATGGACAGAATAGGCCAGCTTAGAATATATGAAAAAATAAACAAAGAAAAGACATATGCCATAGGCTGGGACCCTAGTTTGGGTACAGGTGGTGACAGCGCGGCTATTCAAGTATTCAGCTTGCCCGATCTAGCGCAAGTTGCGGAATGGCAACATAATAAAACAGATGTACGAGGTCAGTTGCGAGTGTTAGTCTCATTGTTAAACTGGTTAAAAGATCAAGGTCTGGAAAACGAGCAAATGTACTGGAGCGTTGAAAACAATACTCTTGGAGAAGCGGCGCTGGTAGCAATTGTAGAATATGGTGAAGACAATATCCCTGGATATTTTCTCAGTGAACCCGGTGCAAAGCGTAAAGGATTTAATACTACAAATAAAAGCAAGCTGGCTGCCTGTACCAAGTTAAAATACTACATAGAGTCAGATAAAATGAAGCCAAAAAGCAAAAATCTAATACAAGAACTAAAAACATTTGTTGCTCATGGTGCAAGTTTTGCCGCCAAAGAAGGCGAAACTGACGATTTAGTCATGGGCACAATACTTGCAGTTAGGCTAGTAGAGCATTTAATGAAGTACGATGAAAACACGTATAATGCATTGGTAGAACGCGGCAGCAGTGATTTTGTTGCGCCCATGCCAATAGGTATAATATAATAAGAAAAGGTAAATAATACTATGGCCGTTGATTTCAATACTGTAGCAGATAGAATTTTTGACCAGCTCAAGGGCTTTGGTTATCAGATAGCCATTTTTGATGCAGGTGGCAAACAAACACAGAACGCACAAGAAGGCAGACGATTTTATAGTATGGATCAGAAGTTTACTGTTGAGCTATCTGAAAAAGAAAACGTTATCAAAATTAAATTTGGCGAAAGCACAGATAAAAATAAATTAAAACAGTTACAGCGAACTATCAAAGGTGGGATCGCCAAAAAATACTTAATAGGAGTTGATGTTATGCCTTATTCAGGTACAGACATAGAATTAAAACATGCAGAAAACATGGTAAGTGAGAGTTTGGGACCTAGCATGGGTTCTGTAAAAACAAGCTACCAACAAACAGAAGGTGCTAAATTAATTATACGCCACAATAAACCAGTTAATGAAGAAGTTCGTGGCAGTCGCAGTCGCAACATTAGTGCATTGTTTATTGAAAATGCACAAGGCGAGCGATTCAAATATCCGCATACTCACTTGGCAGGCGCTCGTATAATGACGCAACACGTTGCCGAAGGCGGCACACCCTACGATGAAGTTGGACAAAAGATCATTGGTCTAAGTGAAGAGCGCTCACAGTTAATGCGTGTAACTCAGTATATTCGTTCCAATGGCCTACAAGAACAGGCAGGTGACATTGGTTCTGTGGTTCAAATGCGTTTATCTGAAATTAAACAAATTCTTGGTAGATACAATGCAGAATCATTGATGAGTGATGTTCATGAAAGTGACGACACTGATGTAGATTCCCTAAAAGAACGTTTAACAAAAAACGTTTTTGATGAAAGCATTGGCGAAATGTTACCAAAATTAAATGGTTATATGAAGTCATATCAATCAAAACTACAGGCAGAATCTGCTATGTCAGCGTTAAGGCAAGAAGTTGAAGAAAGCGCACATATTTACTTCAGTGAAATACCTGATGTTGAAATGTCTGAAATGATTGTCTACGAAAGTCCTACTATCAATACTACCGAACTTATCAATATGGTACTGCCGGCATTGGAAGACGAATCAGTCAAACAAAAATTAACCGCGGTGGCGTCACATGTACAGGAAGGCTTGCTAGATCCTGCACTGGTTGATAATATAACTAGAAGCATTGTAAGCAAGGCTGCACTAGCAGAAAAGGTTTCTGATGTTTTGGATACCAACACATTCTTTGAATCGGCAATGTCTAAATTCTCTATCAGAGAAATATTGAAGTAATGATATAAATATCAATGTGCAAAATAGCCAAAAGGCTATTTTGTACTTGACGTAGCATGCAATAGCATGTTACAATTCGTTCACTAACTGGGAGTAGTTAGTGTTCCAGGCAACTAAATTTGGTTAAACCCTGGCATTTTAAAGGAAGAAAAATTATGGCAACATTAGCAGAAATCCGTGCTCGTTTGATGGAGCAGGAAAACAAAACACAAAACAACACTCAAAAGTCCGCAATGGACAATGCGGTGTATCCGTTCTGGAACGCACCAGAAAATTCAACAACAACTATTCGTTTCCTCCCCGACGGAGACGACACAAATACATTCCCCTGGCGCGAACGCCAAATGATCCGTCTGTCATTTCCCGGTGTTAAGGGCGGTGACGAGGGTAAACCTGTAACAGTTACCGTGCCTTGTATGGAAATGTGGAAAGAAACTTGCCCTATCCACGCAGAGATTCGTCCTTGGTATAAAGATCCAGGACTTAAGGATCTAGCAAACAAATACTGGAAAAAGCGCAGTTACTTGTTCCAGGGCTTGGTTGTAGACAGTAAACTGGCTGAAGAAAATCTGCCAGAGAATCCAGTTCGTAGATTCATTGTAAACCCAAGTATCTTTAACATTGTTAAGGCAGCTTTGATGGATCCTGAAATGGATAATCTGTTTACAGACATAGAGAATGGTACAGACTTCCGTCTGACAAAGACTACCAAGGGACAATATGCAGACTATTCTACAAGTAGCTTTGCACGTCGTGAACGCGGACTAAGTGAAGTAGAACGTGCGGCTATTGATCAATATGGCCTGTACAACCTAAATGACTTCATGCCTAAGAAGCCCACCAAAGAAGAAGTTGATATCATTTATGATATGTTCAAGGCAAGCATTGATGGTGAGCTCTATGATCCACAACGCTGGGGTCAGTACTTTAAACCAGCTGGTCTAAACGTGGGCGGTTCTAATAGAACAGAATCCGCCGGAGACGAACCCGCACCTCGTCCAACTGCACCAGCGCCAGTGGCTAAGCCAGCAGTGGCCGTAGTTGCATCGCAGGTAGATGAGGATGAAGATCCTCCTTTTGACGCAGATACTACAACAGCGCCAGCTGCCAAGAAAGACGTCAACGATATCTTGGCAATGATTCGTAATCGACAAAAGCAATAAAACAAGGGCTTAGGCCCTTGTTAGCTTATATTCAGGTTTGATATGACACTACCAGACGAAAGATATCGTGCTGTAATGTGGGCTGAACGTTTTCTAAGAGAACTAGCCCATGATACTAAAAAGTATCCTAGGATTTCCAAACAGGTAAGACAGGAAGCGTATTCCATTATGAGACATTTCCCAAGTGCATGGGATATGAAACGTGCGGCAGACGCCAGTCCTGAGGTTTTTCAAGAACGCATGGAACCATTGACAAGGATGCTGGAAGTATATAAAATAGAACAAAAGGAAGAAAAAAATGACTCGTCCATTTGACGTAAGTAAATTTAGAAAAGAAATCACTAAGAGCATTGAAGGTCTTAGTATTGGTTTCAATGACCCAACAGACTGGATCAGTACAGGTAATTACACGCTAAATTACCTGATCAGTGGCGACTTTTTCAAAGGCGTGCCTATGGGAAAGGTTACTGTGTTTGCCGGTGAATCTGGCGCAGGTAAAAGTTATATCTGCTCAGGCAACTTGATTCGCCATGCACAAGAGCAAGGCATATATGTTGTCTTGATTGACAGTGAAAACGCACTGGACGAAGCATGGCTTCATGCACTGGGCGTGGATACCGGTGAAGACAAGTTGCTTAAACTCAATATGGCTATGATCGATGACGTTGCTAAAACTGTTACTAAGTTCGTGGCAGATTATAAGGCACTGCCCGAAGACAATCGTCCCAAGGTCTTGTTTGTAGTAGACAGCCTGGGCATGTTGCTAACACCCACAGACGTTAATCAGTTTGAAGCAGGTGACCTAAAAGGTGACATGGGTCGTAAGCCAAAAGCACTAACAGCACTTGTTCGTAACTGTGTTAACATGTTTGGTAACTTAAACATTGGTCTAGTCGCCACTAACCACACATATGCCAGCCAAGATATGTTTGACCCTGACGATAAGATCAGTGGCGGACAGGGCTTTATCTATGCCAGCTCTATTGTAGTTGCTATGCGTAAGTTGAAATTGAAACTAGACGAAGATGGTAATAAAACTACAACAGTTAACGGTATTCGTGCTAGTTGTAAGATTATGAAAACTCGTTACGCCAAGCCCTTTGAAACAGTTCACGTGCAGATTCCATACTCTACAGGTATGAGTCCCTACAGTGGTTTATTTGATATGCTGGAAGAACGTGGCTTACTCAAGCGCGAAGGCAACAGTTATACATACATTACCAAAGACGGTGAGATCTTAAAAGCCATGCGTAAAGGTTGGACTAACGATCTATTGGACAAAGCTATGGCTGATATAATGATCAGAGATATGACCGAAAGTGTAAATACAGCGGACATTGTTAAGGAGGAAGAAGATGTTGCATGATGATGAGGTTAATCTTATTGTCGATGTTTGGACGAGTATTAAGACATATATCGATAAAAAAGAAAGATATGATGCCGCTAGTACGTTGTTGAGAACACTAGAAAATCACTATGACATGGACAGTGTCAGTGAAGAACTATTGGGCAATGACTCGGTGCTGGACACTGTGATCAAAGATATCTACACGGTTGACGACATCGTCGACGATGAAGATGATTACAGTGAAGACAACTACGACTACGATGATGATTGATGAGTGATTGGTATAGACGTGTATCCAGCAACTTAGCAGAGTTACCGGATGCCATATCCTACTTTGAATCCGAGATATCTTCTGCTAGATCTGACACTAGCATTAAAGGTAACTTGGAGTCAAACGCCAGACTGATGCCCGGTATCGTAGAATATAGGTTCAATCAACTACAAGAAGTAGAAGCTATTTTAGAATGGCTTAACATTCAACTCAGAAAAAAGCGCAGTGAAATGTTTAGGAAATACACTGAAAATTACAACCGCGCCTTAACTAGTAGAGATGCTGAAAGGTATGTTGATGGTGATCCAGAGGTAGTTGAATGGCAATTATTGATCAATGAGTTTGCCATGGTTAGGAACAAGTATCTTGGTTTGATGAAAGCTATAGATGCAAAACAATATCAAATCAACAATATTACAAAACTACGAGTCGCTGGCATGGAAGATACTACAATGGGCTAATGCTTATCATGCTATGACGAACCCGGGGTAACCCGGGTTTTTCACGTCAAAAATACCCAAAAATAGACATAAATTCGTTTTTGCGCTATAATACGTTATCGGTTAAAAGACAAGGACTTCAAATGCGTAAACAGCAAATTATCCAGGGTATGAATAACAGCCAAAAAATCCGCTTTATTGTCAATGGTTTTGGTATGTATTGTAAAGTGTCTGACATTGAAAACTTTGCTACCACTTCGCATCGTGTAGCAGTTATTTCTGCTCTACAGCACCTACAATGCGATCGTGAGCTCTATAAGAGCAAAGGTCGCAAAGAGTTGCCCACAGGCTTTGGTACCCGTAGTACCTTCCAGGGCGTTGATATCGATGTTCAAGTGGATTTGGCATGATTACAGGCCCTTTGAACCCCTTTGAGGTTATGTTAGTAACCGCTGACCTTGAGAAAAAGGGCATAAAACACTACGAAATGCGTCCCGGAAATGACTGTATCTGGGTTAATTATGGATTAGTAAATTGTTATTACATTTTCCACGCAGGAAAAATTGTAGACATCCAATTCGATTAATTCCCGTAAATTGACATCAATTCGGGTCTAGTGTATAATACTTGTATCAGTTAACGAAACAGGAGTTTTTAATGGCTAGTGTAACAGTTTTTAGCGGAAAGTATCGTAATTTTGAGATCCGTAACAGTACCTTTCGTCTTGTTCAAGATGTGCGCGAAGGTGCCAAAGGTATGTATATTACTGTAGAAGACAATGGTAGTCTAGGACAAGGCGAAGGCAAAGAAGTTCGCGTCCGCATCGATAGCAGAGAGGACATTTCAGTGACAGGTAAAAGTGTGGCAGACATGTCGGACAGTGAAATCCGACAATCAAATAAAGATGACAATGTGTTCAGCATTGTTAAACCCAAAGAGTCAGAAGTAGAAGCTACCCCGGAAAGCGATGAAGCCGCCATTGAACGTATTCGTGAACGTTTTGATATCCTAGATCAAATGGCAGAAGGTTGTACGACAGGCGCAGTTCGTGCTATGATTGTCAGTGGCCCTCCTGGCGTAGGTAAGAGTTTCGGCGTCGAGCGAGTTCTCGATCAAGCAAGCCTGTTTGATAAAATGGCAAATCGCAAGCCTCGCTCAGAAGTTGTTAAAGGTGCTATGAGTCCCATTGGACTCTACTGCAAATTGTTTCAATTCGCAGATGCAAATAGTGTGCTTGTATTTGACGACTGCGACAGTATCTTGCTTGACGACCTGAGCTTGAACATTCTCAAGGCAGCTCTGGATTCTGGTAGTAAGCGTACGATTTCTTGGAACAGTGACAGTCATATGTTGCGCCGTGAAGGCGTTCCAGATCGCTTTGACTTTAAAGGTAGTGTGATTTTTATCACTAACATTAAGTTCGAACACGTTCGCAGTAAGAAGCTGAAAGATCACTTGGATGCTCTGGAATCACGTTGCCACTATCTGGATCTGACTATGGATACTCAGCGTGACAAGTACCTGCGTATTAAACAGATTGTACGTGATGGCATGCTGGACAGCTACGATTTTGAAGACAGTGCACCCCAAGAAATTGTAGACTTTGTCTGGGAACAACGTGCTCGCCTGCGTGAACTGAGTTTGCGTACAGTATTGAAGATCGCAGATCTGCGTAAAATGAGCGTACATAACTGGAAAAAGCTAGCAGAAACAACTATTTTGAAACGCGCATAAGTGTGCCAAAAACCCAATTAATTGATATTAATTGGGTTTTGTGTTATAATTAATGTATTAAGCAACATAGGAATTCAAATGAAATTCAAACTTACTCTTGTAGCAGTAGCAGTTTCTACTTTATCGCTGAGCACACAAGCCCAGATTTTCACTAATCGAGAAGCAGAAACACAGACAAAGTTCTTGACGGCTGTGGGTGCACCACAAGCATGGGCACGTGGTATTACAGGTAAAGGTGTGATCATCGGCATCGTAGACAATGGATTCGATGCCAATCACAGTGATCTCAAAGGCAAAGTGCTCGGTGTCACTAATACTGGTGCAACAAAAACAGCAGTAGGCGTACACGGTACACAGATGGCCAGTATTGCCGCAGGTAAGTTGGATGGCTGGGGTACGGTTGGCGTCGCACCCGATGCCCAACTAGTGTTGTTTCAAGCAAATAGTTCAGTTAGTTCGTCTACTGGTCTTGCAGGCCCAGGTATTAACATGGATGCAGTGCTTCGAGGTATGACTCTGGCAGAAAAGGCAGGAGCCAGTGTTATTAATCTTAGCCTAGGCTCGAACTACGACCCTACATTTATTAAAACAACTGTAGAAGTCAGTCCTGGAATTTTTAGAGCACCCAATAATTATAACAGTGCGGTTACCGGTGGTAAAAGTTACCTCTATGGTACTACAATGAAGTCCGTGGCGGCATTTGCCAATGCTACTTCTACACCAGTGTTGGTTGTCGCATCAGGTAATGCAGGTACTGGTTATGCACAGATGCCAGCGGCATTCGCTACACAAACCGATGCCAATGGCAACTTGCTCATGGGTGGTCGTGTATTGATTGTTGGCAACGTAGTAGGTGATGGTAAGGGCGGCTGGACTATGAACGCCAACAGCAATCGTGCAGGTACATTATGTAACAGTTTTACAGGCAATGTCTGCAACGACAAATATTATGTCAAAGATTTTTATGTTGTAGCACCGGGCACAGGCATGCTGGGCGCAGTACCTGACGCAGGCAGGTCTGCCGCAGGTATCAAGTCAGGTGGCACTAACGGTATTGGCAGTGTCAGTGGTTCAAGCCCAGCCGCCGCTGTGGTAAGTGGCGGTGTGGCATTGCTCAAGCAGGCATGGCCGCAACTTAGTTCGGCACAGATTGTGCAATTGGTAAAAACAACTGCCACTGACATGGGTAAACCAGGTGTAGACGAAGTCTACGGTTATGGTATGGTGAACTTTGATCGTGCAACTCAGCCACAGGGTTTGCTTAAAATTGCCGACTTCAAAGGTTATAATAAAGCTATTCCGCTAACAGCTTCGGGTGTTGCATCCAGTGGTAGTGCGAGTCTTAAAACCAGTAGTGTTCTTCAAAACGTACAAGGCTTAGATAGTTACAACCGCAATTATACACTGGACATGACTCGTGCGGTGGTTGCTAATCCGGTTATGACATATCGCAGTTCTAGTTCCTACCTGGCACTGAACTCTGCGTCTTACAATGAAGTTTCCGTTCCGGTCAATGACAACTACAGCTTCAAACTTATGCAAAGTCAAGCAGGTTTTGCAACTGAAGTAACTCACAGTGATAACAATACCAGCTACAGTATGCAGTTTGGTTCTATGACAGAAAAGTCAGGTTTCCTTGGTAACTATGGCGCAGGTGCTTTGGCATTTGGCGACAGCGGCACCAGTTATCTGCAACTAGGCACTGAACAAAAGTTTGGTGATCTAGCGGTATTTGGTAGTTATGGTTTTGGTAGCACTCGAGCAGGAAGTGTGCAAGATAGTATGATCCAACTTGGTAATCGCATTAGCAGTGACACTTGGAGAATGGGTGTTGCTAAGAACAATGTATTTCAAAATAAAGACTCGCTGAGCTTTACTGTAGTTCGTCCGGTAAGTGTACGCAGTGGTTCAGCAACCGTAACTGGTGTAACTGGCTACGAGTTTACTGACAATGGCGATGGTGCCGATGCCCATGCCATTGTCAGCACCGAAACAATCAGCTTGCGAGCACAAACGAAACCCATTGACTTGGTGCTTGGTTATACCGTATCTGGTCGAGGCTATGATCGAGTTAATGTAAACATTGCCAAACAATTTAACGTAGGCGGCGTTGCAGGTAACAGTGCCTATGGTGTAGGTGTTATGGCAGTTAAATCGTTTTAAAATAAATATAAATTTTAAAGGTTAGTCCATGAAAAATATTTTTGCTTTGTCTACAATTGCTTTATTGATAACAGCCTGCGGTGGAGGTGGTAGTGCGGGCACGATTACCCCTCCTGTATCAGCTAATTACTGTGATGTCAATCAACAAGTTCTTAGTAAGATCAACACAGCACCCATTTATACTTTTCGTGGTCTAACCAGTAGCTGGGCTAATCAGGATAGTGTACCAGGTGCTCGAGAAGGCGAATGGTTCACTATTGCAGTTATCCATGCATCCACTGTAGCGTCTAAGACAAACGATATTGAACTTAAAAAGAATATTGTTGATAATTTATACATCTGGGCAAATGCAGACGCATACACAGGTACTTATAAATGTTATGTTGCAAGCAAACCGTTTAATGGTGGTACAGCGGCCTGGAATCCTGTTTGTACCCAGTGGACCGTAGATGCTGGCACGGATCTATCAGCGATACAAGATGGAAACTATGTTGGAGAAAAAGTCAACGCTATACGCAGGGCTTATGCACTTATTTCACCCTGGGCCAAAGTGCAGGAGCCAGCTAAACATGCCAGAATTAAACAATGGTTGGATTATTGGATTGAATACACGCCACAGGCAAATGACGTATATTTTGGCATGGGCATGGGAAGGTATCACCATCAAATGCAAATCGCAGAGGATAATGGCAATCTTGCAGAAGCCAAGAATCTTGCTACTAGACTAATGGCAGGTATAGTGCCCTTGGTCAAGGCAGATGGATCTATAGTAGATCGTACAACACGCGGTGACCGCGGACTGTGGTATCACTATGCGTCTTTGAATGAAATTACAACGTCTGTTCATCTTGCTAAAAGATATGGTGCGACAGTGCCTGCGGAATTAGAAAAGAATCTACATACGGCAATATCATTATTTTTAAATACTCTGGATAATCCTGCATATATTCTTCCCTGGGCCAGTATAGGACATAATAACGGTGGTGATGGTACCAACCAAAACTTTAATTTCTCTACTTGGTTCGATGATCCCTATGGTGGAAATTGGATTTATTTGTATGCACGTTGGTATCCAGATCATGAAAATACAAAACGATTACAAGCAAAAGTACCTTATGGTAATGCTAAATCAGAAGCACTAGACATACAGTTTGGAGAAGGATTAGGATGCACAACATCCTAAACAAAAAGGCTACTTTGGTAGCCTTTTTCATTGACTTTGTTTAATAATAAATGTATAATGTGTTATGGAATGTACTATACACATAAAAGACGAAGTTAATATAAAAATATCTGGACTAGAAGTTGGTACTAGACGAAAGCTAGAAAAAGAATTTAAATTCTTCATGCAATATGCACGTCATACGCCTGCTTATAAACTAGGACGCTGGGATGGATGTGTAAGTTTCTTTTCACTGGGCGGCGCAAGTTATTTCAATCTGCTAGATAAGATTTTACCTATTATAGTGGATCAAGGATATAAAATTAACATAGACGATAGTAGACCGGTCTATGATTTTAATTTTATAGAAGTTACAGAAACAACTCATGAGCAAACTATTTGGCCCAAAGGACACTCGCAAGAGGGTAACCCTGTTTTGCTTCGTGACTATCAGGTAGATGCTATCAATAAGTTTTTACAGAATCCGCAGTGTGTTCAAGAGATAGCAACGGGCGCAGGTAAGACCATTACAACTGCCACTTTGTCTAAAAGTGTGCAAAATTATGGTAGAAGCCTAGTTATTGTCCCTAATAAAGACCTAGTTAAACAAACACTGGAAGACTACGAACTACTGGGACTTGATGTAGGCGTTTACTTTGGTGACAAAAAAGAACTAGGAAAAACACATACTATCTGTACCTGGCAAAGTTTACACAGTTTACAGAAAAGATTCAAAGAAGGTCTGAGTCCTATAGGGTTAGATGAATTCGGAGAAGACTTGATAGCACTGATCGTAGATGAAGCGCACCAAGCCAAAGCAGATGTGCTTAAACAATTACTTAGCGGACCTTTTGCCAATGTTCCTATTCGCTGGGGGCTTACTGGTACAATTCCCAGGGAAGATTTTGAAAGAATAGGACTAGTGGCATGTCTGGGCAATGTGGTAAATAAGATCGCCGCCAAAGATCTTCAGGACCTAGGAGTACTTGCAAATTGTACCGTGAATGTGCTACAATTACAGGATACAGTGGCTTACCCCACGTATCAGGAAGAATTAACATTTCTAACAACAAACAAAACAAGAATAGACTATATATCCAGTCTGGTATCGACATTGTCGGAATCAGGAAATACATTAGTTTTGGTTGATCGCGTGAAGTGTGGAGAAATGCTTTGTGAGCGATTGCCCGACAGTATATTTGTCAGTGGCACTATGAAAACAACTGATAGAAAAGAACACTACGATGAAATCAAAACTAGCGATAAAAAGATTATTGTGGCGACTTATGGTGTGGCCGCTGTGGGCATTAATATTCCTCGTATTTTTAATCTGGTTCTTTTGGAGCCCGGAAAGAGCTTTACACGGGTTATACAAAGTATTGGGCGAGGCATTAGACGAGCTCAGGATAAGGACCATGTAGAAATATGGGACATAACCAGTAGTGCGAAGTTTAGTAAGAAGCATCTTACCGTAAGAAAAAAATATTATGAGGATGCATCGTACCCGTATAAAATTACTAAAGTTGACTATTTGAAAAAATCTTAATAGGAAGCATAAATAAAATAAAGGAGAATTTATGTTTATAAACAACAAGTACAAAAGATGGTATGATTCTATAATATCCAATGCAATGATTAAAAATTTAAGTACCATCGATGAATATACTGAAAAACATCATATTATACCTCGCTCACTTGGTGGAAATGATAATGATACAAATTTAGTAGCATTAACTGCAAGAGAGCATTTTATTTGTCATATGCTATTAATTAGGTTTGTAGAAGGGATATACAGGAAAAAGAAAATGCAACATGCATTGGGAATGTTTATTCAAAATAATAAAAAACAAAATCGAATTTTAACTTCTAGACAATATGACCTTGCAAGGAAAAATATAAGTTCTGCCAGAATTGGTTCAGTAGTACGCAGTGAAACAAAAGATAAAATTAGTAAAAGTTTAAAAGGCAACATACCTTGGAATAAAGGACTGATCGGAGTTATAAAGCATTCAGAAGAATCAAATAAAAAACGATCAGAAACATTAACAGGCAAAACTTTTGTAGATCGATATGGAGAAGATAAAGCAAAAGAAGTAAAAGAAAAATTATCTGAAATAAAAAGAGGTAAACCATCTGGTATGGCAGGTAAACATCATTCTAGTGAAACAAAAAAATTAATGAGTAAAAATATGAAAGGACCTCGAGGTCTGCAAACAAGGATAGATATCTGTCCTTGTTGTAATGAAAAAAATGTTACAAGTCGCCATATTAAATTTTGCAAAGAGAGAAATAAATGAACGTACTAACTTCTAACAATGAAGCCTTTGAGTTGAATTCTTTACCAGAGGAAGTAGAAGATCTTCGGTACGGAGTTCTTGATTGGAATGACCCTAAAAACGTGGATTATCATTTTGTCCCACTGATCTTTATGGAAACGTTTCATGCACCGGCAGCAGTGTTAAAGATCGGTGATTATGTTATCCAAGTACCTTTAGATTGGTATATTGTAATCGGAGAACCAGATCACGGAGACCCTGAAATAGTTCCAATCATGAATGTCAATGATCGAGGTTTCAGTGCCTTTGTATTCAATCCAATTAGCAGTTTTAGACTGGAATTCAAGCCACTAGAAATAATTAATGTATTCCAAGATGTTAGATGGTTCACTCCAAAACTAAAACACGGGCATATATTAGCAGTGCCACTAACACAGGGCGATAAACCAGTGTGTGCATATTTTGTAAAAGAAACGACTAAATTACCGGAAGTTCTTAGCATTGAAAAAATGTTATAATAGCACATGGCGACTAAAAAGAAAACAGCAAGTACGAACAGGGAACCACCTAAACTCGATATGTTCAAGCGGGTGTTACCCAGTGCAGATCGGCGCAATAGACAATTTTACGATTCACTGAATGACGAAGAACGCAAGGAGTTCGACAGTGGTTGGCTAATAATGCGATATCTAAGCAGTGCCGAGCACAGTAATGCTGGTGTATTGGAACGCTATCTAATTTACACCAATGAACTAGTTAATGTTAATTTTAGTGACATGGATCCTGAGCTACGCTGGAAATTGATGACAGTGGTGGGCTGTGGACAAAGTGTTCAGCATCCATTTATCAGACCTCCCAGTGGAAAACGTAAAAAGAAAAATCCATTTAAAGATTGGCTAGCATCACAAAATCCACATCTCAGTGATCAAGAACTAGATATATGGTTAAGTGGCATGGATAAAAAGTCCGCCAAAGATATGCTAGAACAATTCAACGTTAAAAACAAAGATATTATTGCCAGTGCAAATGACCTTTAAATGCAAATATTGTAACAGAGACTTTGCTAGAGAAACCACGCTGATGTCACATATGTGTGAACAAAAGCGTAGAATAATCTGCAAAGATGACAAAGTCAATCGTATCGCATATCAGAGCTGGCTAATTTTTAGACGCATTAGTATAGCCAATGTTAAGCATGACAGGCCCTATGAAGATTTTGTCGCCAATACTTACTTTACGGGCTTTATGAAGTTAAGTAAATATATGATAGATTTGAATTTATCAGACACAGAAGATTTTGTTAGGTATCTGATCACTAACAGTATTAAGATGCGAGATTGGACTAAGTCTTTTGTTCTTCATGAGTATGTCAAGCAAAAACTGCGAACAGAAACTGCCGACAGGGCAATAGAAAGAACAATATTGCATATCAAGCAGTGGTCTGAAAGCACAAATAGAGACTGGCGTGAATATTTTAAATTGGTACCACCGGCGCAATTTGTGCATGATTTTAAATTAGGTAGGCTTAGTCCCTGGTGTTTGTTTGCCACCGATCAAGGAAGTAGATTAGTTGACAGGCTAGAACCTGGGCAAGTAGAAGACTTAGTTAAGTTTGTGGAACCACAGAGTTGGCGAGCAAGAATGTTAAGAGACCCCGGTGAACGAGATTGGGTGCAAAAAGTTTTTAATGAAGCGGAAATACTATGAATCAATACACAGAAAAACGACAAGTTGCAGCTCTACTGAAGACCACTTCAGAAATAGAAAGCAGTACTTTTAAAGTTATCAACGGTATGGTAGAGTTTACCATGGATGGACAAAGAGTATATGTACCTACAGCAGAAGCATTCAGCATGTTACTGAAAAAAGTATCAGTTCTAGAGCAACGTCTGATGTCTGTGGATAATAAAGTAATCAATGCACGTAGGCGCAAAGAATGAGTACAGATGTCGACATTGACCTTGCCAATAGAGAGCAAATAGTAGAACTATTAAAGCCAATTCCAGCCATGCAACTGGATAATGGCAAACCTAGAAAACATAACACAGGTGTTTATTTTCATAATGTACCGGTGAATCCATTTACAGGACTGGCCACAATAAATTATAAACAGGCCGAAGATCGAGGTTGGTTTAAGATAGACTTACTTAATGTTGGTATCTATGGTGATTTTGAAAGTAATAATCAAATAGATAATTTGCTGGAAAAAGAACCAATCTGGGAATTATTGGAGCACAGAGAAATAATTGAACAATTATTTCATATACACAGCCACGCCGATACCGTAATTAAAATGCGTCCTAGAAGCTTGGAACAGTTGGCCATGGTGCTGGCTTGCATACGTCCTGGTAAAAAGCATTTAATTGGTAGAAGCTGGGCAGATGTTGAGCGTGAAGTATGGGTTAAACCAGACAACGATGATTACTATTTTAAGCGTAGTCACAGTTTTGGTTATGCTCAAGCGATTGTATTACAAATGAATAAGATGAGTTATAGTTTTTGAACTAGTTGTATCTGTCTGCGTTTGATACGTTTAGTAATTATATTCTGAAGACTAATCGGTACGCCATGTAATATTTCAAAGTCTTTTACATTATATGTTTTAAGACAATAACTAAATTGTTTGAATTTAGGACCTATGACAAGGTTTATGGGCAACAGTCTATTACTGCCCCACCACCATTCTTCACCGCAGTCCAAAAAGCCCTGCTTGTCTTCTATGCAATTTAATACATTATAGACGTAAACACTGGCTATGGTATTGGTGTAATTTTGTATTATTCCTAGAAATTCGTCCTCTCCGCTTTTGCACAAGCTCAAGAAAGGGAATTTTTCTAATATTTCTGTATGATTCGCCATCGGAAATATTTAGCTATCATTTCATTTAAGTGAAAATTAAATAAATATAGCTATGAGCGATACAATTTCATTTTTGCAATATCCACAGCGTAGCATACTTATTGACGCCCAGGGGTACAGTAGGACAACCAATATGCCATTTAATACAACACGTAAGACCATATACAAAGGTGTGGATAGCACACTGGGTTTTGATATAAAAAATCAAGATAGAAAACCTGTGAATCTTTTAGGTAAGACTGTGATGATCAACCTAATGCAAGTTAGAACCGGTGAACTTTTGATTCAACGCAGAGCAGATCTTATCAAACCCGAAGATGGCTTTTGTGAGTTCACAGTATTCAGCAGTGACTTAATAGACAAGCCTCCGGGAATATATCAGATCAGCGCCGTAGTCTACGACTCTGACGGCATAGCACGTAGTTTATATACAGACAACAATCGAAGAGCTACCATGGAAATAGAGCTAATGGATGGTGCTTATCCCAAGTACATTCCAAGCGTTGAATTAACTTTTACACAGTCCAGCGGCACTTGGACTAGCCAGCCAGTTAAAGCTAATTCTCAACCAAATGACAGCAGTACCTTGCATACCATACAGGTATCGGTTACGGGGTTCAAAGGTAACGTGCAGGCTTTGATCAGTTTAGAATATGAAAGTGATGGCAACTACTTTCCAGTGAAATTTGTTAATAATGAATATCTGATCAATTTCGATGGGATCACAGATATACAAGGTTGGAATTTTCTTGGCAGTGCACGTTGGGTAAAAATAATGTTCACCCCTGACGGCGATAACACCGGAACAGTTGACAAAATACTATACAGAAGTTAAAATAGTAAGGCATGGCAGCCTTACAAACATTAATTAGAAGTAGATTGACTGGACGCCCTAGCCCCAAAGGCTGGGTAAGTTTCAACTGTCCAATGTGCACTCTCAACGGACAGTCTAGAGCAGATACAAAACGTCGCGGCGGCATAATGTATAATCCCGACGGTGCAGTAAGCTATCACTGTTTTAACTGTCAATATAAAACAAGTTGGCAACCTGGTCGCACTCTAAGTTTCAAAATGCGTAAGTTGCTTAGACAACTTGGTTTTGACGAAGCAGAAGTGCAACGACTGAATCTAGAATTATTAAGTCAAGCAGATGTAGAAACTTTAGTAAACAGGGAGCCAGAACCAACGTGGACACCCAACTGGCCCGATTATAGTCTAGGATTTGACGTGCGGCCCATTGAAGATCCAGAAAAAATAGATTACTTAGAACACAGACAAGTCTATAATCTAGCAGTTTGGCTGGAAACAGATTCAGAGTATGCAGGGTTAAACAATAGAGTGATACTACCTTTGACCTATGAGAACAGACTAGTGGGATTCCAAAGTAGACACGTTGTAGGGGAATTGTCTGATAAGTTTTCTAAGTATTATAAAAAGGCACCTGCAGACTATGTATTTGGTTTAGATCGTCAACGAGATAACAGGCAGTTTGTTATTGTCACAGAAGGCGAGATGGATGCGCTACTTACCTCTGGATTAAGTATTGGCAGTAATAATCTAAGCGATCGTCAAGCACAGTTGATCGAGGACTTAAATATAGAACCTATTGTGATCCCAGACGCAGACAAGGGCGGAAGACCCTTAGTAGAACGAGCCGCAGACTATGGCTGGAGTGTAAGTTTTCCAGAATGGGAAAACTGTAAAGACGTCAGTGACGCAGTAATGAAATATGGACGATTGTTTGCTATTAACAGCATACTACAGGCCGCAGAACATAGTCCAACAAAAATAAGATTAATGGGAAAGAGATATTGTCAATGAGTGATGAAATTAAAGAATATAGCACAGACTTACAAAAACTATTTTTGGAGTTTCTAGTAAGCGACAAGGAGTTACTGAGCCGCTGCCAAAATGTCTTGGACGAAACGCATTTTTCTCGGGGACTACAGGATACGGCAAAATTTATCAAAGATTACGCCAACAAATACAGTGATAGCCCAACCACAGAACAAATCACAGCAGTAACTGGTACGGAATTAAAACAGATTCCCGGAGAAGCAGCCAGCCACAGGGAATGGTTCTTAACAGAGTTTGAACAGTTTGCTAGACACAAGGCCCTAGAGAAAGCCATTCTCAAAAGTGCAGACTTGTTGGATAAACAACGATATGGTGAAGTTGAGCGACTCATCAAAGATGCCAGCAGTGTTGGTCTGCCAAGAAGTTTTGGTACAGACTACTTTGAAGATCCTCGCGGTCGCTTGGAAGCTCTGAGAAGTAATAATGGACAAGTAAGTACAGGCTGGAAAAGTATTGACGAAAAGTTATATGGCGGCTTTAACCGAGGCGAGTTAAACATTTTCGCCGCGCCATCGGGTGGCGGTAAATCATTGTTTTTACAGAATCTTTCGTTGCACTGGTCCATGCAAGGACTTAACGGAGTTTATTTTAGTCTAGAACTAGCAGAAGGATTATGTAGCAAGCGCATAGATAGTATGCTAACCGGTGTTCCTTCCAGGGACATCTATAGAAACTTGGATGATGTTGAATTAAAGGTTAGATCTATAGGTAAAAAATCCGGTAAACTACAAATTGTTCAGCTCACACCTGGTGTAACAGTCAATGATTTAAAGAGCTGGCTTAAAGAATTCCAGATCTTCAGTGGAGCCAAAATAGATTACGTAATTGTAGACTACTTGGATCTGATGCATCCTGTTAGCGTTAAAGTTAGTGCTGAAAATTTGTTTATCAAGGACAAATATGTCAGTGAAGAACTTCGAGCTCTTGCCACACAGGGCAAGTATTTGTTTGCAACAGCGAGTCAGTTGAATCGTGGCGCCGTTGAAAGTGTGGAATTCGATCACAGTCATATCAGTGGTGGTTTAAGTAAGATTCAAACAGCGGATAATGTTATTGGTATCTTTAACAGTATGACAATGCGTGAACGGCAACGAGTACAGATACAGTTTATGAAAACTCGTAGTTCCAGCGCAGTAGGTACCAAGGTAGAACTGCAATTCAACACAGATACCTTGCATATCACTGACTTGGATGAAAATGCAGAACCTGCACCCACTACCGCAGATGTATTGCATGAAAATTTAAAACGTCAAAGTCAACAGTTTAACAGTGGAAAAGTTGTTGAACCCACAGTGTCTATTAGAACTATGGATAGCAACAACTTTGTTAGAGATCTGCTTAAAAAGAGCTAATTATTTTAATTCTCTCATTGCAGGAGGCTTTTCAGTTTCTGGAGCTCCTGCAAGTTTTGGCTCTTCTTCGGTGTCATCTACTTTGGGTTCTTCCTCTTGATCTTCTGGTTTTGCTTCTTCTCTGTCTTCTTTGGCTAAATCCGCTTTTAATCTCTGGAACAAACTAGTGTCTTCGGCAACATATGCCAGCATTGTTTCCAGCAAATCCATTAGAGCAGACATTTGCTGTAAATTAGGTCTACGATTCATATACATCGCACGTATACCAGCTTTTAGTGCATTGAAATGCTCTTCTGCAACAGCATCCTTGATAGATGACAATCGTTGCATGGTTCTAGTAAAGCTGGCACTGTCAATTTCTTTGCCGCCGGCTTCCATACCAGGATCGTGATGAATAGAATTTTCACCATCTTCGGCAATAGCCCTTAATTTGTTCATTACCCCTGACATATCAAATCTTGTACTTTGGAAAGTCATATTTTACTCCGTTGTTTTATGTATTTATCGGATAAATATTAGAAAGGATTTTAACTGATGCGTAAGCAAACACGTTCATTGCTAGAAGAAATTACCAATATTGTACCACAGCGTGACAAAGAGAGCTTTGTGGAAAATAAAGCTATTAATGTTATCGCAGGTACCAAATATTTGGTAGAATATATTCAAGAAAATTTTGATAAAGACTCCAGCGAGGATTTAATTAAAAGATTATTCAACAGTTTGAGAACCGGTGACGACAGTAAATTCCGCAGAGGAATTAAACAAATAAAAGAAACAAAATGACAGAACAAATTACAGAAGACTTTGCACATTTAGAATCCTGGGACTTATTGGTTGAAAGTCGTCAATATAGAGCCGGCGGCCTAGGTAGAATGAATCTGCGTGATGTTGCAAATTTTGCTTTTCTTGACCTCGTTGGTTTGTTTATCTTAAACTCTGAATACGAAACTGCATCCGTTGCAAGTACATACAGTACTAGAACCATGGGGTTTAGAAATTTTAACAAACCAAGACTGATAGGCACAGATCTTTATGTCAGTTTGAATATAATCAGTAATCCAAACAGCGCCTTTAGCAAAGCAATAGCAGACAACCCGGAACAAGACAGTATTCTACGTAAAAAACTCAGACCACAATTACCCACTGTAAAACGTTATTTAGACCTAGTATCTGAAAATTCTATAAGATCTGAAGATGCGGCAGTATTGCTTTTGCGTCTAGAAAAGCAGTTGAATATAACAGATAGTACTCTCAGAAGCATACGCAGACTGGCACAGGATTGGCCTAATATCAATCACATGCAAAGAGAGTTAGTAATTTCTAGAATGATGCAATACTATCGCAGGTTTGCAAAACGCAGTGAGATAGCCGAGTTTTTAGGTGATTTAGGAAAAACCAAGGGCTATGATCTCAAAGGACCTATAGATGCAGAACTGGCTAACCTTGGTATGGGCGCCGACGACAAGAAAGCACATGGCGGCTGGGTTAAATCTATGGCGCCATTACTTGCTTTTTACGCTGGTTATAACCTAGTTCGCAATAAGAAAGATAAATAAAATTAAGAAAACATAGTTTTTCGAAGAAACAATCAGGAGAATTTTATTATGGCAAGAAATGCAGCCCCGTTCGCAGCAATCGGTCGCGAAATATTCATTAAGTCTTTTGCTAAGACAAACATCACTCAGGACGAGTTGAATGATCTAGTAAAAGCAGTTCAGTTGACAAGCACAATTACAGCTATTGGCGCTTTCACAGCTGGTACAAGCGATGTAGTTAACATGATCATCGAAGGCAAAGACGTAACAGAAGTTGACGGTTTTGACGTTGGTGACGTAGCATTCTAATTTTTAGAATGTAATTATTTCGGGATGGGAAGCCGCAGTATCGTAAGATCTGCGGTTTTTCTTTGGCTGAAGAAGATTAAATATAGTAAAGGAGTTTTATTATGACTACAAGAAACGGCACGGGTCGCACAGGTGAATTTATAGGCGGCAACGTGGAATATTTTTCATGCTATACATTGGTTGATATATCAGATACTGGTATTTTTGACCCAAATGCAGGTACAGTATATGAACAAGCACAAAACTTAAATGCTTTATTGCAAGCAATTAGCCTAGGCAGTCAGCCCACATTATCCAGTGTTGAAAAAATCACTGCCATGGAGCTAGATGATTTTAATTTTGGTTCAGATTTTACAGGTGCGCACAACTTTTGGGTATTACGATTTGCCAGTGAACGTGTGGGCAGTATCACAGTGGATACATTGGTTAGGGACATAGACGGCTTACCCGTGTACACAGACCTGGATGAAACAGCGGTATTTGATACAGATGTATTTGAAACCAATAGTTCTCAGAGAAAGAATATATACTTTATTCGCAACGACAATCTGTGATTAGATAAATAAAAAGTAAGTTTTTAGGCACCCGTCCATTGGCACAATATTCAGGCACAAAAATAATAAATTTAATAACACGTTTTTACAAGGAGTTTGTGTTAATGGTGAAATCAGCAGCGGAACGATTGGGAATAGTTGAGACCAAAGTAGAAAATCTTGACAGTAAAATGGATGAATTGAAATCTGATGTCAAAGAAATGCATGATTGTCTTGATAAGACCAGAGATGATTTAAAAGCTAAGTTAGATGAAATGTATGGCGCCAGCTGTACACAACATGCAGAACTTGCTAAAAAAATGTCCGAAATGGAAAAATTAAAAGATAAATGGACATACACCGCTGCTGGCGCGTTGGTGGTGTTAAGCTGGGCAACGGCTCACATAGATAAGATCATGGCGGTACTAAAATAATGGAATTCGAAGTCATTGTCGAAGACACAGCGGAACCTTTGACAGAGGCTAAACGAGTCTGGGCCAAACGTGGTAAGAAATTAAAGCGCATGATTCGCTGTACCAGTGGTAGAAAAAAGGGTAGAACTGTGGCAAGTACTGGTGCGTGCAGTAAAGCCATAGACATGAAAAAGCGTTTTAAGATGAAGCGAATTAGAAAACGCTTTAACGCTAAAATCGTTAGGAAAAGTGCACGAACAAAAAAGTTTAATCCGCTAAGTAAGAGATTAAAGACTATGAATAAAGCAGCAAATAGGAGTTAACCATGGAGCGCAGCCTAACAGATTTAATTAGATTTTTGGATCAAAGTGGTAGTATGTCAGATTCTGATGTATCCAATGTATCACAAAAGATGAAATTTACCGACGTCTTAGATGTTGTCACCGCTATGAGCAAAGGTGACGAAACCGCCGCAAGAACTATAATGGCAAATTACGATGATAGATTTACAGTGGCACAGGAATATAGTTCAGTACCAACGGCTAGTAGGACATCTGGATTCAAACCCATCAAGCCCGTGGGCTCCAGTCCCACAATAGCCGGTAAACCAACCAACCCCAATGGACCACAGGCACAGGACGACGAGGAGCAGGATGTAAATAATATGATAGCAGACCCTGCCAATAAAAATAAACCAGAAGTAAAGCAGATACAAAGCCTGTTACAAAGGATGCAACGATGAGAATGGGCGAGTTATTCAACGGCCTACGTTGTATGATAACCAACGAACAGCGAGGTTTCTTTGAAATGCTCAAAGAAATGGAATCTGTTACCAACAAAGATTTAGATGAACGCAGCCAGCGACTAGCAGAAGAATTAACAAGTCTCGGTCTTATTAAACGACAGTACAATGAAGACAACAAAGAAATCAAATATACCCTTTTCAAAAGATAAAATAGACACTAGGTTGCTGAGTAAGCAAGTGTCAAAATTAATAGAAGAAGCGGTACCGAAAAATATAATAGGGCTACTGGCACTTGCAGTAGATGACGATACAGGTGTAATACTGGCAAAACGTTATAAATTATCCGCCGTGGATAAAAATGATTATTTTATAATAGACATACAATCCGGCGACGTAATATACGAACATATTGCTTTGTTATCCAGCGCTCTTAACATTGTTTGGTGGCTGACAAAACCTATTACAAGTCCCAAGCAAAAAGATAAAATAATATACGAATTAGACCAAGAGTATTATAGATGTCTAGAAGATATACGATACTATCGGGAAAAAACAGCCAAAGACACTGAATTACAAGACCTTTTCAACATAAGATTGAGTCAGGCCAAGTTTAGATTGCAAGATATCAAAACTGAAATATCTAAAATATATTGATAAATAAAACTAAAGGATACCACTATGAACACCTCCGAAATTTTTAACCCGGCGCAACGCAAACAACGTGTCGTTGAGAACTTCTTAACAAGCCAATATGGCTTAAAATTAGCTGCCTACGGCGATGCAGTTAAAGTACAAACTATGATAGCCAAGTTGGTTACAGAAAACCAACACATGTCTACTTCTGTAGTAGATTACCAACGCAATGATCGTTATGTTAAAAACACTATGATCATTGAAGCATTAAAAACAATTCTAAAAGAGATTGGACCTGCAAGACCCAAGCGCAAGTTAGGTGAACAAAGCGGAGAAGATCTTGCTCAGGCGGAACTAATTTTAGTTGCTAAGAACATGGTAGAAAAACTACAGGGTATGGCAGAAGATGTTGCTAAAATGGCCACAGATGAATTAATGCCACTGGCTGAAAAACTAAAAGTTAGTTTTGGTCAAGAAGTAGGTAACCAATTCAATGATGCCGCAGACGCCGCATTGCAGACATTATTACAGTCTGTAAAAGCAGGCAAAGATGAACTAAGCAACGCAGTTGGTGTACTAACTGGTGAAGCACCAGCAACAGCCCCAGACCTATCAGGCGGTTTACCTGATCCTACAGCTGATTTAGGCATGGATGGTGACGAGTTTGCCACAGCCGACGCGGCCAGTGGTGAAGAAGAACTACCAACAGGCCGTGAGTTGAAGTAATGCGCTTATACGAATTTGTTGACTCTGATTCACAGCTATTGGATACTCTAACCAGTATTCTAGTTCGTGCCAAAGCAGAGGGTGTGGAACACATTGACATGCAACAGCTAATCAATGATCTAGGAGATAGAACTGTAACTCCTGAATTATTGGTTAGCATTATCAATGGCCACACCGGCCAACTCAAAGATCTTATCGCCAATGCTACTTTGGATCAAATAGATATAAACACTGGCGTAAGTAAAAAAGTGCAACAACAAACAGACAGAGACACCAATAGAATGAAAGCCACTGCGGCCAAGCAGGCACTTGATAATTTGGATAGTTTATCATGACAGGAATAATGTTAACTGCATCACAGGCCAGAGCTAAGTCTAGAAACGATATTATTATTTTCAATGAAATTCGAACACTGGAATTGGCTATTCTAACAGCCTCCGGTGAAGGTGAATTAAGTGTTGAGATCACAGGTACTCTTATGACTAATACCACAGACGATATTAATTCTGCAAGAGAATACTTTAAGGCCTGGCAGGGTAGTGTACCAAATAGAGTCAAAGAACAACAAATGGCCACAATTGTCGATTATTTTTATGGTCTAGGCTATCAGATCGACAGACGGGTAAATGGTACAACTGGTGATACGTTTAAGTGGTCTGTTTATTGGTAATAAAACAGGTAGACATCTAGGAATTAAACAAGTATAATTACTAGATGCTTTTCAACTCAGTATATACATATCAAAAATTAAAACGAGACGAATCCACAGGTAAGCGATTATACGCTTGCCCTGATGGATTCAAAGTGCCCAGTGTTACCACAGTGCTGGATTCCACCAAAGATAAGACTTTTCTTTTAGAATGGCGCAAACGTGTGGGCGACGCAGAAGCTACTAGGATCAGTACAGAGTCAGCAGGTCTTGGAACCTTGGTGCATACGCACTTAGAAAATTATGTGCTGGGCAAAGATCGCCCCTCGGGTAACAATCAAGTTCAGATCATGGCCAAGGCCATGGCAGACACTATGATCAATGAAGCGTTCTGTGATATCGATGAAGTCTGGGGCATTGAAGCGGCACTGTACTATCCCGAACTGTATGCCGGTACCAGTGACATGATAGGTGTACACAAGGGCGTCCCCGCTATCATTGATCACAAAACTACTAAGAAAACTAAAAAGAAGGAATGGATCGAAGACTATTTCCTACAGTGTTGTGCATATGCACTGGCGCACAACGAAGTACACGGTACAGATATCAAGAAGGCAGTTATTAACATAGTGGACAGAGATGCCAAGTTACAGAGCTTTATCATAGAGGGCAGCGAATTTGATCATTATGCCGCACAGTGGGTACAGCGTGTAGATCAGTATTACAGATAAATAGTTTTACTATGGCAGAAACAATAATTGCAAAAATACAAGTTCGTAGAGGCGACTTAGATGACTTACCAGTATTAGACGAGGGTGAGTTCGGCTACGCAGTGGACTATCGCAGACTTTTTATTGGAAACACTCCTTTAGAGTTTGTCACCGACGGCGAAACTACTAGATTTACTATCAGTGATAAAAGTCTGATCCCGGGCCAAATGAAAATACTAGTGGACGGAGTTGAACAAGCTCCTGGTATTAATTTTCGTTTAGATGGTACAGACTTAGTCTGGGATACTGCACCACCTGCAGGTGTACTAGTAACAATAACCTATAACACAGAACTTTCTGTGATCAATAACACCATTAATCCTACCATGGAAATGACACAGTTATTGAATAATGTTATTAACAGAGACACTGGATTAAACTGGAATATTGCCAATGGCAATTCTGCTATATTAAATTATAGTATTGTAAATACAGCTGGAGATATGCACATAGGCATATTAAAATTGATAACAAATGCAAATATATTACCTACACCAGTGAATCCTGACGACATCGTTGTTGGAGTCACAGACATAGGTGGCGGCATGGGCACGTCAGGTATTACATTTGATGCAAGAATAGAAAATAATAGAGTTCACTTAACATACACGAACCCTACAGTACATCACGCGAATTTTTACTATAACATACAACTTTGGAACACGATCTAACACATTGGTACGGTAATACAACTGAGAAAATTCTTAGTTGGAGAGACCTTAGAAAGAAATCTGCCGAAGCCGGCAAGGAAATGGCCATTAAATTGATTAATGATTGGTGGACATATGCACCCTGGGTGCGAAAAACAATAGACCCATATAAGCCTGAGACTTGGCCCACACCCTGGGACATGATAAGTACAGGACAATTTTGCCGCAGTGCAATAGCATTGGGTCAAGCATATACTTTTTGGACTTTATATCCAGACATGAACTGTGAACTATGGTTAATCAATAATAAGTCAGAGCAAGACATACATCTAGTTGTCGCCATTGATAAAACATTGATTTTAAACTATATTATGGGTCATATAGAACATGTAGACGACATGGACTACGAGTTGCTGGCAGTAACAGTCAGAGGCGACCTGGCACATATTAAAATATAATAGAATAATAAGTTTGCTAGGTTAAATAGAACACTAAAAGAAGTTTAAGAATAAAGGAAAAAATAATAATGTCATCAGCCAAACCCATCACCGTTATTAAAAGGAATGGAAGTAAAGAGTTACTAGCAGTAGAAAAATGGCAAGCACAGATCGCCAAAGTATGCAGTGGTATCGCCGACGTAAGTCAAAGTATGATAGAGATCAAGGCTCAGCCGCATTTCTACGATGGTATAACTACCAAGGAAATTGATGAAATTACACTTAGAGCCATAGTTAATCTTATCGATGTAGAAGCCAATCCGGACGTGGGTCATACCAACTATCAGTATGTGGCAGGTAAACAGCGTCTAAGTATGTTGCGCAAAGATGTATATGGAGATTATCAACCACCGCATCTCTATGACATTGTTTTAAAAAATGTTGCAACCGGTCTTTATACCAGTGAATTATTGGAATGGTATACTCGAGAAGACTGGAATAAGATGAATGATATGCTTGAGCATGACAAAGACGAACAATATAGTTATGCCGCTATTGAACAATTAATTGAAAAATATTTAGTTCGTAACAGGGCCACAAAAGAAATTTATGAAACTCCCCAGATTAGATACATGGTGGCCGCTGCCACAGTCTTCCACAAAGAGGAACCAAACAACGCAAGACTTAGATTCATCAAAGAATATTACAACGCGGCTAGTGATGGCTTATTTACTCTTGCTACTCCAGTACTTGCTGGTCTGGGCACTCCCACCAAGCAATTTAGTTCATGCGTGCTTATACGCAGTGATGACGATCTTGACAGTATCTTTGCTAGTGGCGAAATGATGGCCAAGTATGCCAGCAAACGTGCTGGCATTGGTTTAGAAATTGGGCGACTACGTCCTTTAGGAAGTCCCATTAGGGGCGGCGAAATCATGCACACAGGTATGATTCCATTTTTAAAGAAATGGTTTGGAGACCTGCGTTCATGTTCACAAGGAGGAATTCGCAATGCAAGTGCTACTGTCTTTTATCCAATCTGGCATCACCAGTTTGACGACCTTATTGTACTTAAAAACAACCAAGGAACAGAAGAAACCCGAGTCCGTCATATGGATTATGGGATTGTGCTGTCGGCTTTCTTCTGGAGACGATTCAAAAACAAGGAAGCGATAACATTCTTTGACCCCAACGAAGTACCAGATTTATACCAAGCATTTTATAGTAACACTAAACTATTCGAAGAACTCTATGTAAAATATGAAAAGCAGTCTGGCCTTCGTAAGAAAACAATGTCAGCAGAAGAAGTATTCAAGTCTGGCATTTTAAAAGAACGCACAGACACTGGACGTATATATCTAGTGTTCGTTGACAACGTAATGAATCAAGGCCCATTCGATCCTGAGTACCATACAATTTATCAAAGTAATCTCTGCTGTGAAATTCTACTTCCTACTAAGTCTTTTAAGCGTCTCGACGATGCTGATGGTCGTATTGCCCTTTGTACTCTTGGCAGTATTAATTGGGGAGCATTCCGTAACCCCGAGGATATGCGCCGTGCTTGCCGTATTTTACACCGCAGTCTTAACAATATTCTTGATTACCAAGACTTCTTAAGTATTCAAAGTAAACTAAGCAACGACGAAATTCGTCCACTAGGTATTGGCATTACTAACCTAGCATACTGGCATGCCAAGCGCAGTCTTAAGTACGGCGACAAAGATGCACTTCATGAAGTTAAATCTTGGATGGAACACCAAGCATACTATCTAACTGAAGCCAGCGTTGAGTTAGCCAAAGAACGTGGTGCATGTTTAGGCAGCGATAAGACACGTTATGGACAAGGCATATTCCCTTGGGAATTGCGTGCCAGTGGTGTTAATGAATTAACAGACTTTACACCTGAATTAGACTGGGAAACATTACGTGCCAATATGAAAGAATATGGCGTTCGTAATGCTACACAAATGGCAATTGCCCCCGTAGAAAGTTCCAGTGTTGTTATCAATTCAACTAACGGTATCGAAATGCCAATGAGCTTGATTAGCACCAAAGAAAGTAAAGCTGGATCATTTACACAAGTTGTACCAGAATATCATAAGTTGAAAAACAAATATCAGTTGATGTGGGAACAACGAGACTGTGATGGTTACTTGAAGACAGCAAGTGTTATTGCAGCCTATGTTGATCAAAGTATTAGTACTAATACATTCTATAATCCTGCGCACTTTGCTGATAGAAAAGTCCCTACAACATTGATTGCTAAGAATTTAATGCAAGCTCATTATTGGGGCTTGAAGACATTCTACTATAGCTTGATTAATAAAGCGGGTAGTCGTGCGGTAGAAGAACAGCAACCAGACAATGTCATTAGTTTGAATTTTAATCAACAAGACGAACTTGATGATGACTGCGAGGCATGTAAACTATAATGTTAGAAACAATTTGCGATATTATGGTAGACGCTTACAAGCGTAACTGGATTACTAGTCGTGACGGTAATGTAAGTATTCGCCATCACGATCGTGATCACTTTTATATTACACCCAGCGGAGTTCGGAAACAAACTCTACAACCAGATCAATTTAAAAAGATCGCCATTGATAAAAGTATTCACAGTGGCTATGGAAGCGCCGCCTTTAATTATAGTTGGCGTGATCTTCCCTACACTGATATCAGTAAGAACTTAGTACCCAGCGGAGAAATTCCTTTACATTTTGGCTTACAAAAAGAAATGGGTCAGCACAAAGATGATGTGCGAGTAATAGTGCATGTGCATCCAACATACTGTATTGCCGCCATGCATGCTGGCATAGATTTGAGTACCATCAGCGATGCTTTCCCAGAACTCAATCGTTATACAAAGGTAGCACCAAATGTAGGCGATGTAGCTCCGATTAGTCAAGAGCTTGCAGACCAATGCCATAAGCAGTTACAATTAGACAATAACGGCAATATTGCCTATGATATTGTAGGTATTAAAGGACACGGAGTAGTTGCAATAGATAACACTCCTTGGCGTGCATATGAGCATATAGAACGCCTTGAACATATTTGCAAGATAGTACTTGCATCAGGAAATTACAAATGAGCAAACAACAATATAACTTAACTACTAAAACAGATTATTTAAATCGTAAGATGTTCCTGGACCCAGAAGGCCCAGTGACCATTCAGAGATTTGAGGAAGTCAAGTACAAAAAAATTGCAGACTTTGAAACAACAGCACGTGGTTTCTTTTGGGTACCAGAAGAAGTATCACTGACCAAAGATGCCAGCGACTTTAAGGATGCCAGTGATGCAGTCAAGCATATCTTTACCAGTAACTTACTGCGTCAAACCGCACTGGATAGTTTGCAGGGCCGTGGCCCAAGCCAAGTGTTCGCACCTGTTATTAGTTTACCCGAACTAGAAGCTTTGGTATACAACTGGACATTCTTTGAAACAAACATTCATAGTCGTAGTTATAGTCACATTATTCGTAACATTTACAACGTGCCTAAAGAAGTATTCAATACTATTCACGATACAAAAGAGATTGTGGACATGGCATCAAGCGTTGGTCGTTACTACGATGCATTGCATAAACTTAATTGTATCAAAGAAGTCGGCGGCGAAGTCATAGAAAAAGATTATGTACGAGCAATTTACATGGCGTTACACGCGAGTTATGCATTAGAAGCTTTCCGTTTTATGGTATCATTTGCTACAAGTTTGGCAATGGTGGAGAACAAGATCTTTATTGGTAACGGTAACATTATTAGTTTGATTTTACAAGACGAATTGTTACACAAAGGCTGGACTGCATACATTATCAATCAAGTGGTCAAAGAAGATCCTAGATTCGCTGCCATTAAGCAGGAATGTGAACAGGAAGTATATCAACTGTACATGGATGTTATACGTGAAGAAAAAGCCTGGGCAGACTATTTGTTTAAGATGGGCCCTGTTATTGGATTAAATGCTAACATTCTTAAAGAATTTGTTGATTATACAGCGGCAAATGCTTTAAAGGAAATAGGCATTAAATATCAAAGTCCTGCACCAAAGTCGACACCAATACCTTGGTTTAACAAGCACAGCGATACAAGTAAAAAGCAAACAGCATTACAAGAAAACGAATCGACTAATTATGTTATCGGTGTGATGAGTGATAGTATTGACTATGATGCGTTACCTGCGTTATAATAGGGAACACTATGAAAATAAACGAAGTGGTTGTACCGCAGATTAATGATACTTGGTTTAATCAAGGTAGTTTTAAAACATTTAAAAAACCTGCTCGAGAACGCTACGAGATTGCCACTGAACCGGGAACTATTGAAACACTGGAAGGCCCTGTTAAGTATGACGCTGGCTTTTATATCATGACAGGACCAAAAGGTGAGCAGTATCCAATTACACCTGAACGTTTTAAAGAACTTAAAGACGATTTAGGTAACGGTGTTGCTAGTCCTAAAAAAATAATTAAACTAGCTAAACTTGCTGATCATGACGGTAGCGTTCCTACATCATGGGGAGAAACAATGCATTATACAGCAGGTAATGATTATATCGTTAAACACGATACAAACGATTATGGTGTAGTAAAGAAAGATATCTTTGCACAAACTTATGATACAACAGGAATTTAATATGCAAATAAGAGTAAAAGATAAAAAAGACAACGGCGATGATTTTGGTGCTTGCGGCTGTGGTCGTAGTCCCAATGGCAAGTGCATTGGCTGGCATGGGCTAACCGAAGAACAATATCAGGAAGCCCTAGAAGAATATGAAAAAAATTTATTTGAAGACGGAGCAGGAATATGAAAGTAGAAATTTATACAAAAGACGCATGCCCGTATTGTGTACAAGCAAAAAACTTGTTTAAAAGCAAGGGCTGGGAATTCACTGAGCATTATATTACGGCAGAAACAAGAGAGACATTGTTAGAAAATCTAACAACAAGATTGGGGGCAGCACCACGCACAGTGCCTCAGATCTTTATTGATGATCAGGCCATTGGTGGTTATACTGATCTAGTAGCGTGGTTAAAAACTCAATAATTCAATATGTTAAAAGAAAATAAAATCGGAAAAACAATAAGCATGAAGCTTTCCAGTGGCGATGAAGTCGTTGGGAAAGTCACAGGACAAACCTCAGAAGGTCTTACTATCAGTAAGCCAGTTATTCTAGCTGCCAGCAGAGAAGGACTACAAATGGTTCCTTTTATGATGACCGCCAATCCCGACGGTGAATACATATTCAAAGCACACAATATTATGTGTGTAGTGGACACGGGCGATCAAGTTGCAGATGCTTATCTTGAAAGTACCACTGGTATTAAGCCAGTTAGAAACAGCAGTAGTATCATAGTCTAATATGCCAGAAGTTCACAGATTGGGCGATGCCAATGACGATGGAGGTGACATTGCAGATACTGTACAAAATACAGTATTTGCAAATAACTTACCAATAGCTGTCAACGGTAGTTCTGTGAACGGGCATGGTTTAGATTTCCCCACTGTAACAGCCAATGGCAGTGCAACAGTGTTTATTAACGGGATTCCTGTGAACCGCAGTGGCGATGAAGATGAATGCGGGCACGTCAGAGATCAGGGTAGTCCAGATGTATTCGTGGAGTAGCGATAAATATCTAAATATATTGGATTATTATGGCCAGCCCACTAAAAATAACATTTCCCGCTAATTTACCTAAGAATGAAAAAGATCTCATTTGTATGCTACTGGCCGGTAGATTAAAAGATCTTTTCAAAGGTAGATTAGTCTGCGCCCAACTTGCTATAGATGATTTAATTAAAGAAACAACAGGTATCAGTGCTCTTGGTACCTTGCGTGAATCGTTGGTTAATATGAATTCTGCGATTAACGGACTGAAAGCTGCCACAGGCTACAATGCAATATTGAACGGTGTCAATCAAGCACTAGGACAAATCAATAATGTATTCAGTTTAGGTGGGTTGTGCCCCAGCCCAGTTCATGCCCCTAAGATACCAGATGTATTGGCACAACTTAACGCAAATTTATTTGGTCAAGCTAATAATATATTAAACGCACTTGGTAAGGCAATGAACCCAAGTATGTGTCTTGGTGGAGGTCCGGGAGGTTTTGGAATTAACTGGAACAGCTTTCCCGGAGATTTAAAAAATCTTAAGGCAGCAATAGCTCACGCAAAGTCCACTAATGGAGGTATGACACAGGCATTATTGGCATTTGAGAGAAATTTAAAATCTCAGGTAGAGAGAATGAATTCTGAGATCAAACGATTGCAACAAAACCTAGCGGACCCTCTGGGCCTTAACAGTAAACTTAATACTTCAAGATCTCTACAACGAGCCAAGAGTACAACAGACGGGTATCCGGTCAGAGACGCCCAGGGGATATTACATAAAAACGCACTGCGATCAATCGTTGCAGCCGATATAGAAGCAGCCATTGATAATGGTGACAAAACTATAATCACTTATAAAACAGTACCTATATTAAATTATTGCGGAGACATAGAAGGTTATAAGAGAGTGGCAGTATCTGGTCCGCTTGAGTACGCCGGATGGGACCCTAACAATACCGCCTTGAATGCAGACACTCCTACGATAAATCCAACGGCTACATATCTGAACTATGATTATTTGTTCAAAGAAGAAAATAATTTAATAACTGTTTATGACACCACTGGAACAGTTGTAACCAGCATAAACATATCACGAGGTAATGCATACAGATTTGGTTTTGAGTTAGTTACTAGCGAGATTAAATTTTACTCAAACAATGATTATACCACAGTCTGGACGGATGGTTTTACTTATAGCAGATCACCTGACAATGGCGGCGATCTAGAAGTATTGTTCCCAGACGACACTGTATCTTATATTCGAGGTGACTTAGACTGGAGGGTACTAATAGAAAACCCCACTACCCCTAATACATTATACTGGAAATCAACTAATAATCAACACGGTAATATTAATGTTGATCCTCTTAGCCCAACGGTAATACCAGAAGAAGACAGAACATATGACATTGCCATGGCAATGAAAAAATCATACCTACATTTAAAGACAGTACTTGCCACTACTGAAATACCAGTAGACTATGACGTCACGGATACGGAAATACAATTCATGGACACTGCCGGTTCAGATGTTACAGTTAATGTAGTAGATGACGTAGAAACAACAGATATAAATGGTAACTCTGATTCTAATAATAAAATAATCAAAACAATCGTAAATGTTAATGGAAAATATTTAATTATCAAACGTTTTGTTAATACAGAAAATTT